CAGATCCTCAAGCCGGATGTCTATGACAACATTCTGGCGATGCGCGACAGCGTTCTCGATAACGCATTGGCCCTGGATCTGCTCGACGGTGCCGAAACGGAAACGAGCCACTACTGGAGAGAAAGCACCGACACAGTCAGTGATGAACTTGTTGCTGCCCGCCTAAAGGGGAGGGAGTCGGTGTTCCTGCTGGGTGATGTCAAATGCAAGGCTCGCATCGACGCGCTGCCGCGAGAGGATTCCATGTGGAGCGACTGCGTAGTGGACATCAAAACGACTGCGAACGCCCACCCAGACGAGTTCCGGCGCACCGTATTCAACTTTTCGTATCACCTTCAAGCCCAGCACTATCTATCAGCCGCCGAACGCCAACGGTTCATCTTCATAGTTGTCGAGCGGGACGCACCGCACTGTGTGGCGATCTACGAGTTGGACGATGACGCACTCAAGCTGGGCTACGAAGATCGCGAGTTCCTGCTGGGCCAGTGGGCGTTGTGCGAGGCCGAAGAGGCCGCAGGAGGCCCAGACGCATGGCCTGGGTTCCCATGTGAAGAGATCCAAGAGTTGTCGCTGCCGGGTTGGGCGTACACCCGATGAGGGCCGGTAGCCTGTTTTCCGGCATCGGCGGTTTTGATCTAGGTCTGGAAAGAGCGGGACACGAAATCATCTGGCAAGTGGAGAACGATCCGTACTGCCGGAAGGTGCTGGCAAAGCACTGGCCGGATGTGCCGTGTTATGGGGATATTCACGATTGCAGTGTTCACAATCTGGAGGAGGTGGATGTGATATGCGGTGGATTTCCTTGTCAGCCCGTGTCAGTAGCCGGGAAGCAGCGAGGTCAAGACGATGAGCGATGGCTCTGGCCTGAGTTCGCGAGGATCTTACGCGAGCTACGACCCCGATACGCGCTTGTGGAAAACGTACCAGGGCTCCTTGTTCGGGGGATGGGAGATGTTCTCGGGGACTTGGCCGCAGCAGGGTATGATGCGGAATGGGGCCGTGTTTCCGCTGCGTCCGTGGGTGCCCCTCATCTCCGGAAGCGCGTCTTCATTGTGGCCCACTCCAAGTGCGAGGGATTGGAAGGACACACCGGGGATGGCGACCACCGCCACGAACCCGGACGGATCAATACGGGACCGAACCGATCAACTAGCGAGGGCTGTCTACCATCGGGAGACAGACTCGACGGCGACTACTGGGCGGTTGAACCCAACGTGGGTCGAGTGGCTCATGGGGTTCCCGCTCGGATGGACAGACTTAGAGGATTAGGCAACGCCATCGTCCCACAAGTAGCCGAATGGATTGGGAGGCAACTCAAATGAAGAACATATTCTCAGAAGAGTTCTTCGGTGAGTGGGAGGAGGCGCAACTCAGGCCGGTGTCTGCGATCCCAACACATTTGCCCACCCTCAACCGGGTCATGCGCGATGATGGGGGCGGCAAAGGAATCGCGAAAACCTCTGGCTGGCTCATGGTTGTAGGTGGATCGCCCGGATTTGGGAAGTCAGCGTTCTCGCTGAACCTGGCGAGCGCGGCCCTCAACGCAGATACGCCCGAACCCGTGTCATTCATCAGCCTCGAGATGTCTGGGCCACAGTTGGCTACACGGCTGTACTCGCTGCACAGTGGCACTGCGCTCAAGCTCTTGGAGAAGGGTGGTTTCAGTGAACTCGCATGGGCAGACACCCACCCCAGGTTTGCCGAACTACCGCCCGTCTGGGTGCCCGACAGATTGGTGACCGGGTGGGAACACATCATGGACTATGTACAGAAGTGCCATGACGAGGGGTGTAGGTACTTCATACTAGACCACCTCCAGTGCGTGGTGCTTGGCGATGACGAGGTGCTGCACCGTGGCATCCAGCGCGTGATCTCAGAGCTTCGCGCCTGGGCCGTGGCATCTAAGAGCGCCATCGTCATTTGTTCGCAATTCAACAGGGCGACGAGTTCGGTGATGGAGACACCACGCAGCACGGGCCTGTTTGGTGGGCATTCCATAGAGAGCCATGCGGACATCATCTGCCTACTCGACCACTCGCGTTACAAGCGGGATGGCAACACAGCAAGAACGTGGCTCTGCGTTACGAAGAATCGGCATGGCCCCTGCCTCGAGATCCCCGTCCAGTGGGACTACAAGACACTACGCCAACGGGAAGCAGACGCCGACGAGGAGGCGATGTGGCCCACATGAACAAACGTCATGTGTCGGATGCGCGATACGCATGGAAGCAACAGACGCCAGAACAGAAGGCTGGGTTCGCGCGGTGGCTCGCGGAGCATGGGCTTGCACAGGCGTTGTATGATATCGGCTTTCGGGGAAGAGATGGCTTCGTTGGCGAAGTCAGTTTGTATCTACCCGGCACTCTCCCTTTTAGTCCAGCAGACCAGGAAGAGGAGAGTGAGCGCCTTCGGATGAGGATCGCTGGGGAGGTATTGAAGAAGGTCGCGTCCATGCCGGGGAAATATTTGGAAGGATTTGTTCCCTGGGTGGAGAATGAGTGATACAAGGGCTTCGTCGTTCAGCGTGGAAATCATCCTTTCGGCGTCAGAGATGGCGTTCGCCGCTTTCTCTGGGGTAGCGCGGGAGGCTGCAAATCGAGCGGACGGCAGGGGACGGGCGGGTGGCTTCAGCAAAAGCGGGTGGGACACACACATTGAGGGAGCTTGTGGCGAGTGCGCGGCGGGGAAGTGTCTTGGCGTGTACTGGCCTCCGGGGATGGGAATAATGAAAGGGCCAGACCTACTCCACTGCATTGAGGTGAGGACTACGCCTGGGCACCACCACAGGCTCCCAGTCAAACGAACTGACCCAGAAGATCGGTGGTTCGTCCTCGTCACAGGCACCGCGCCGGTATTTTTTGTTCGGGGATGGGTTGGGCCGGATGAAGCGAGGCGGGATGAGTGGTGGGACGACACGATTGAGTATCCAAATTGGATGGTGCCTCAATCCGCGCTTCACCCGATTGGCACACTGCTAGATGCGATACACCAAAATGGCTAAAGACACAGCAAACGCCATAAGGCTCCTGTCTGCGTTGGAGTTGCTGCCGTTGGAGAAGTGTACGCCGGATGCTGCGGAGTGGCGTCGAGATATCGAAGACGCGATCCGCGACCTACGGGGTGGGGGACTGCCCCCTGACGATCCGTTGAGGTACGACGGCGGTGAGTTGGTGTCGGAAGAGAGGCTCCAGAGAAGACTTCAGATTATTATTGATTCATGGCCCAGTTGGGAACAGGAGAAGAAGCGTTATGGCAGGAAAAAGCATTACTCAAAAAACCGCTAAACGGCTCGACGCATATGGCGAGAAAAACGTCTTCGCCAGCTATGTGCAGTATCGCCATGTCAAGAAGATGTTGCATGGTCTCGAGCCTAGTATCGGCAAGATGTCGAAGCGTATGTTCTACGATTGGCTTCATGCCGATAAAACCGAAGGACGCTGGAAGCGATGGAAAGAAAACCTGAAGATCGTCGCGGCTGACCTCGCTGAAGAGGCCCTGGCGATAGCAGACGGAACCGATCCCGAAACTGTGAGTGTCGCACGGCTGCAAGTAGAACAACGCAGATGGATGTCCGAACGCTATGACCGGGGCACATTCGGCAAGGCGGACGCTCAGATAAACGTAGCTGTCGGGATAGATGGCGATTGGCTGGCAGGGCTCAAGGCCGTCGAAGCGAAAACGAAAGCCAAGCACGAAGAGATCCCGGAAGCCGACTACGAGATCGTGGAGGAGGAAGCGTGACCCAGGCTATTTACTGACTGCCATGCCAATCGCGAACCCGGCAGCGGCCATCCACCAATCAGCCTTGAGCCGCAGCCCGAAGCTGGGGGACATGGACGAGCGCAACGCTTCGATCTGGCCTACCATGATGACCGCGCTCGCCTCATGCTCCACAATCACGGCCCTGAGTCCCAACGCCAACTCGCTGGCCTGACCGGCGCGTAGCCGTTCAGCCGCTGTCAGGCTGCGCTCGACTTCGATCACCTCTTCCAGTGCGGCGATCTGGATCTCGTAGTTTTCGACCACCGCGTCTAGTTCTACGACTTGCACGGAGTCCAGGGACGCTCTCAGGCTCTCTGAGATGGCCTCAGAACGCTCTCGCGCTGCCTCACGGCTACGGGTGAGCCTGGCGACCTCACGCTCAGCCTGGATCCTCTGCTGGGAAGCCGCCGAATCTGCCGCTGCGAGTGCTGCGGCCAACGAATCGGCGTGGACAGCCACAGAGTCCAGAACGAGTTGCTGTACCTCTAGTCGGGACTCTGCGTCATCTGCTATCCCACGCCAGTAACTCGCCTGGGAGCTTTGCTGGATGAAGACCGCCAAAACACCGACAACCGCGATGCCGATCCAGACCCAAGGCGGGATTCTCATCCGAACCACACTGATTTCATTCTTTCAGTTTCCGCTTTGTGCTTCCGGTCCCATTCTGATACGCCGTCTGGGTGGTCAGGATGACGCTCTGGCGTGAAACACTTCATGCAACGCACTTCTTCGGTCTTTATGCTGTACCAGACCATCCCACAGCTTGTTGCCCGACAAAGCGAACACGGGCCTTGGGCACGAAACTTTTTATTCATAAAATTTCTGACGTTGACCCACTCTTCCTCGCCCATTGGGCCGTATACGATTTTGCCGCTACTCATTTATTCTTCAACGAACAGGTTCTCCGGCTCAACACCGTGCTGGTGCAATAAATAGTGTTTAATCCCAAGTTTCATGGTATGAATCAGTCGGCAGGTATGAAGTAGGGTTTCTAGGGTTTCTGGGTGTTCCGACCCCTCTGCGCTTCCACGATCCATTTCCATGTGAGTGTTAAAAAGCATCTCGTCAAGAAGTTTTCGTATGTTGAGAACAAGCTCTTCTGGGCCTTCCTCATG